TGGACGACGTCGTCAAACCTTTGGATGTCTGACCACCCCCTAGGCTCGTTAAATGGGTTGTGCTCTTCTATGTGTGTACCTAGAAACTGCTTTCTGTCGACAAAACGGTAGCCACCCCTGCCATCGCTGGCTAAAAAGTTGTATTCACAACCCAGACCGCTACCACGTTTGTAAGTTTCGACACCATACAAAAAAGTGCCACTTGCATCTGTGACACTAATTTTCAAATAACCCATCTGATCTGCAGAGCCTAGCCAGAAAATTTGCCTCCACCAGAAATACTCGTACAGAGCACCTTTTACACCGCTAGAATCCCTTGGGATATCAAATGTAACTGATGCTGTCTGGCCACTCTGCAACGCAATGTGAGGGCGACCCCAAGCATTGTCGATGTAAAGCGTGCCGTTTGGTCTGGTATCGTTGATATCGTTCGTGATACCAACATTTTTCAATCCTTGCGACAATCCGTTAGGGATTCTGTGCTGTCCGTTGGATGAAGCGTAATCAAACAGCACCTCTGATTGTTTGTAAGTTTCTGTATCCCCTTTTTGCCTGTCGCCAAGCTCCAAAATGCCACTGCTGTTAACCAATCCGATATAGCCATTCTCACTATTGTGCTTCACTGTAATTATCGGATGCGCATCAACTGATCCGTCGTTGACAAGGTCAAATACCAGCTTGCCGTTTTCTGTTTTAGGAGTTTCGAAACTTCGATATGTAGTTGAATGTGCGACCCCGTCAGGGACCATGAATTCAATTTCAGCTTGGTCATACCAGTCTGAAACGCCTTTTAAACTAACATCCCCTTTCACTATCGCTAAGTAGTATCTGTCAGGTTCGTCTGGTAATCTCAACTTAACAGGTTTATCAGAATGCAACACTCTAGCCGCTTGTTCCCTGACACGATAAAACATGCCGTTGTCAACTTTGGCTGGCTCGTTGGGGTCTACGAAGGCAATATCTTCAAGATGTCTTGTCGCCAAACTAACAGTGAGCTTGATTTTTTTTGCACCAAACGAAACCTGTTGAATGTTGACCCCGATTTTAGGGGCTGAATCTGTTGTTATATTGCGTTCGTTCCCGATTTCGTGCGATACTTTGATTAGTTTAAAGTAATCGTTCAAATCGTATCCGTTAAATTGAAACACAGCCATTATTTAATACCTCTCATGCGTTTGTAAGTGAAATCTTTGTCTTTTTGGTATGAAGTCAAATCGTCTCCTGTAGCGTAAGCAAACTCTCGACCATCGACACTCAACGAGATTGGACGACCGATTAGTTCAGTGATGATATCCATTGCTTGTTCGAGACGGTCCATTCTACTATCATCTCGAACTGACAAATCAACGCTACCACGAATTAAACCACCACCAAAACCATCAAACAAGTCGTTGTCTTTGAATAGATCTCTAGAATCTATTGCGTACTCACTAGCCACATCAATCATTTCTTTAATCGAATCTTTGACAAATTTTACGCTTCTATCAATACCTACAGCCATCCCTTGACCAATGTAGATACCGACTTCATCACGGAATAGTCGTGATGGTGAATGGATCCTAGCTTTTGCCTGAGCTGCACGCTCTGCTTGGGCTACAAGGGCGTTAGCAGCAGCCGTTACCGCACCAAGAGCAGACATCATACCAGCGGCCAAACCTTGACCAATCATTGCCCCTGCTGCTCGCATAGCACCTACACCAGCCATAGCACGGGCTTGTGCCGCATTAACTAGCGCACCCATTGCAGAAGATACAGCACCAACCGCCGATTGGATCCCTTGAGCAATAGCTTGTCCAGTTTGTTGACCAGCCTGTTGACCCATCTGAATCATTCGCTGACCATTCGATTGAACAGCTTGCGCCATTCTTTGCATTGCTGATTGCACTTGTGCCGCTGCGTTGTTCATTGCTACACCAATCAGTGGCGCTAATGTTCCAATTTGCATAATGGCAGTCGTAGCCATTGTGGCACTTGACGCAACCAAGTTGAACTGCGCTGGAATCAAAGCAATTGAGGCTGTCAATTGCATGACACTCGCAATTACCATAGTAAATTGGCTACTAATCAGTGCCACTGTAGCACCAACGGCAGTAAGGCTTGCGTTCATTGCAGTGAACTGTGTAGTCACCGCTTGAATAGATGCCCCAACCATTGTTAATTGGCTATTGAGCATAGTCAAAATTGTCCCAAGCGCTGTGAATTGTGCCCCAAACATTGTCACACCCGATGTAGCTACCAAAAGTTGACTGTTGATTGTAGACAATGCAGTTGTGAAGGTCGTAAATTGGCTATTAAGCACAGTCAAAGAGGTTCCAATCATAGTGAATTGAGTACCTACGAGAGTTAGGCTAGTGCCTAACATAGTCGTGCTTGATGCCATTGTAGACATGCCAGTAGTAATCATGGTTAATTGACTAGCGAGATTAGTTAGACTAGCAGTTAATGTAGTCATACTTGCGTTAACTGAAGTCATGCTAGAAGTCAACGACGTTGAAACTGCACTAAATTGAGTCAACCCAGTAGCGGCTTGCATCAATGCTGGCGCAAGTGTCATGATTTGTGTTCTGAAGGCCGTGATAGGTCCCACGATTGCAGTTAGACCACTAAGCGATTGACTAGCTTGACTAGAGAATGTGCTAAACGCTGTTCCTGCTGTAGTCAATAGCGATTGTAGATTAGTGAACGATGATTGAATACTTGTAATCGTGCTTGAGAAATGACTCAAACCTGCAACAGCGCTAGAAGCCGAGCTAGACACCTTGCTCATACCATTACCAAGCTGAGTCATGCCAGTACCAGCTTGCGCCAACCCAGCCGAATTGTTACCAATTGAGCCAACACCTTTAGCAACTGCCGCAAGAGATGCAGCCATGTCGCCGAGGTTGGTATTGGTAATCTTAACCACACCATTAGCAAGCTGATTGAAACCAGAACCTGCTTTCTGCGCTGCCGTACCAATCGAATTGAACACATTAGCCAAGCTATCCAATACACTACTGATTGCACTACCTGCAGAGGTAATCACGTCTGAAATGCCTTCAAATGCTGACTTGATACCGTCACCGATACCTTGCGCCGCTGTAGCGATAGATGTGCCGACTGATTGCACTACGTCAGCAATGCCTTGTAGTGCTGTACCAATCGCAGAACCAACTGAACTAATAACATTAGCAACACCACTAAGCGCCGTACTAATAGCTGTACCAATACCCATTGCAGCCGTAGCGATTGCCATTCCTGCCGCTGATACGACTGATGCAATTCCAGAGAATGCAGCACTAATTACACCACCAATTGCCGTGATGATAGGCACAATTTGTGTTATGGCTGTAACAATAGCTGAAATGATTTGGCTGATAATAGGGGCTAATGTCTGAACGACTGTAACAATGGCAGAAATCACTTGACTGATAACTGGTGCAAGAGTTTGAACGACTGTCACAATCCCTTGAATCAAGGCCATAATGACCGGCGCCGTTGCTTGGATGGCTTGTACAATTACTTGCAAAACCATTGCAATCTGTGGCCCAAATTGTCCGATTACTTGAGCGACTTGGACAATACAATTTGAGATAACCGGTGCGATTGCCACGATTGCGTTAGCGATAATCTGAGTTACTGCCGTGATGGTGTCGCTAATGATTTGAACAATCGGAGTGAATACCTCGATGATTCCACTGATTGCAGCGCCCAAAGCAGTAACCCAATTAGTCAATGCGTCAATAATGGTTGGCAACACTCCCAAAATAGAAGTCAGTGCTGATCCAAACGCTGTAACGAATGGCGCTGCATTTCCAAGAGCAGTTCCGGCAGCCTCTACTAATGGCGCTAATTTAGCAAGTCCAGGCGCAGCTTCTCCCACTGCCTTAACTACAATGCCAAATGCAGTACCAAATGCTTCAATTACCGTTCCAGCCGCCTTCCCGATGCCTTGCACAACAGTGCTAAATGCTGACCCTAGAGCGTTCAAGATTTGTGAAACGCCTTTGGATTGTGTGGCTAGTAGCGTGAACGAAGCAACGATAATAGCGATACCTGCACCAATTCCAACTGCTGCGATAGCGACACCAGTCGCAAACGATAGTATCTGAGCCGAACTCAGCCCCTTGAGACCTTGCAAGGCGAATTTTAGACCTTGCCCGAAACCTTTGTAAGTTTCAGCTATACCTTTGAATATAGCTGTCAAGATTCCTTTGATTGCGTTCCCAGATGATTTGATTACGTTGGATATCCCACTGAACAACTGGGCTATCGTTGACTTAGAACGTTTAACGCTATTTGTAGCCCCTTCAAGACCCTCGGTAGCTTTATTTTTAAAAGCACTAAACGGATTAAATGACTTAATCCAGTTCAGACCTCGCATAGCAGTGTCAAACACTGAAAGCCCAGCCTTGGCAGTCATAAAACCTGCCACCATGGCTAAAATGCCACTAGTGATGCCATTGAGCACGCCTTTAGGGATAGAGCTTGCAAACTTAGATACTGCTGAAACGGCTTGAGATATCCATTTTGTTAACGTTCCAAAGGCTGTTCCTAGTGCTGAGATAATTGTTTGCATCTCAGAGCTACTAAACACATCGCCAATTGAAGATCCGATGGTTTTAACAGCTCCCCAAGCATCTTCTATCGCTGATTTAAAAGCTTTGAATGCGCCGGTGTCCGAAAACGAGCTAATGAAACTCTTAACTGAGCTAGTAGCAACAGTTAAACCTCTTGATAGCCCACTAACAATGTCGCCAATGCCAGTGCCTAGCCCTTGGAATATACCCTTGAAATCTATGGCTTTTAGCGCTGCTTTAGCTTGGGTAGAAACATATTTAAATGAATCAGCTAAACCCTTGATGGCTCCTGTATTACTAAAGCCTTTCCAAAACGATTGAACGGTTTGGCTGACCCCTTTTACAACTTGGTCAATTGCTTGGTCAAGACCGTTTGCGAACCTCTGAATCGATTGTTCATCAATTTTACCAAGAGCATCAATGATACCCTCGATTCCTCTGATGGCTTTGTCGCTTAGTTTTTCAAAAACTGGCTGCAATTTCGTAGAGACCGTTTCATACAGTCCCCCGACAGCCTCATCCACTGACTTATATCTAGTAGCCAAGCTCTGCATGGAATCGCCTGCTCGCTTAAAGGCCTCTGCAAAGTCTTCAGTCTTAATTTCACCGTTTTGAATTTTGCTTACAAGGTCATCAAGAGACATTCCCATCTCTCTAGCGACGGCAGCCATACCCGCTGGTGACTGTTCCATCATCAGCTTGAAGTCTTGCCATTGAATCTTAGGCTTGGTCATCGCTTGAACCATTTGTTGGCTCAGCGTCTTCATTGCCTGTTTAGGATTTTCAGCAGAAGCGGCAAGACCACCCATAGCTTTTACCAAATCGCCAGCATCGCTACGACCGATTGCGGCCATCTGAGAGAACGTAGTACCCATGTCAGAGGCAGAATAAATTGTCTGTGTTGCATAGTCTTGCATAGCCTTTTTAGCTGATGCAATTTCTGTTTGCCCCCAACCTAACTGGCTTAAGCTCCCATCGAATGTTTTCCAAGCCTTCGTTGAGTTGTTAAGCTCGGTCATCATACCACCGATACCGCTGGTTATAGCGCCGATACCCTTAGTGATCCCAGCACTAACAAGGTTAGCACCGAGCACACTTTTAAACATCGAGCCTAGACCTTTGCTACTCTTACCGAGTGATTCAGCTTGTTTTTGAGCGTTTTTCAGGGCGCTAGATAAGCCGTTATCTTGTGCTGACAGTATCGCCCTTACATTGAATGTTTTATCAGCCATCTAACAACCCTTCCTCTCTTTTGAACGCTAAATTTCGTCTAGCTATCTGGATAAGATGCCTATTGTCCTTCTCAGCGGTTCCGAGAAGTTCTTTTTCCCGCCGGTCTTCGTCGTAAAAGTCTTTAAATTCCTTAAAGACATACTTCTTACCGCCCTTGCTCGTAGCCTTCACACTGCGATTCAAGAAGGCTTGCAAATAAAGTTTCTTCTCCTCTTGGATAAACCTTTTCGCATAAGCTTTTTGATACAGCCTCAACTCGTTTAGAGTCATTCGTCTAGCTTCTAGGAGTGTTGTTCCATACCTAGCCATGCAATTGGTAACTAAATCTTCGTAAGTCTCTCTTGAGCTCTTGACGTTTTCTAAGCTTCTTCTTGAGCCTCTAACATTCGTTTGGCTGTTTCTCGTGTCAATGGTTGCTTCTGCAATTGCGAGAAAAAATCCTCGAACAAGTTATCCAATCGCCCATTTTCAGCCTCACGTTCAACGAAGCGCTCAATTCCTTCTACGGATGGTTTTTGACGTTCTGTAGCAGTTCCAGCTTGAATGAGGTCTAGCAGAACAAGTGGGTTCTTTTGTTGCAAATCAACCACTGCATGCTGTACACCAAAACCAAATGCTACACCGTTTTGGTTGATTGAATAACGCTCGTCGAGCACTCGCAAAAAGTCAAATCCAAAATTCAAAGTATAGTCTTTGTCATTAATTGTGATAGTGTTCATGTTTTAAATTTCCTTTCAAA